CTCCTTCGTTTCCAGAGCAGTAAAAATCCATATAATTCTCATTTTTGTTGTGGTGTTGATTCCGTATTTCGGAAATATATCCACCAGCAGTTCTCCAGGAACAGGACCAATATTCATCCCGTTCACCTTTTAACTTTTGTATTATACGCTCGTCCTCAGTGATGTGCGGCCTTTTTAGGTACCAATCCACATTGCATAATGCACTGTAAAATTCCACAGCGACTGCACGATCAGCCAAATAGTCAATAACTATGCGATCGTGCATCATCTCCGCAAAAAGATCCCGGTCTCCTAAGTCCACAAACTCATCCTGATTTTTATGAGACGAATCAACATCTCTTCATCTTCCTTGACCCATTCTTGTTCGAGTTTTTCTTGGGCTTCCATTCCGGCGACATGCGCCTTATAATCCTCTGCATCACGATCAAAATCATCATCGAAACATGATAGAATATCATTAAGTCCTTGATGACTATATTCCGGTACTTCGATTTCTTTCCTAGCAGGGCGTTTATTTACCCACCAATCATACAATGCCAAGATTTCTCTTGCTGCCATTGCTTGATAATCACTGCGTTCGTGCGGTGGAAGGGCTGGATCATCTAGTGTAGATGCCCATTCAAAATGCTTGATTCCGAGATCGGGACGACGGAATTTATATCTGTAATATGTACGGAAGAACTTTTGTAGACGTGTTCTTTTTTCCCTTTCCGGGGACCAGCAAAAATGTTGCCATGCTTGTTCGACTTCAACAAAGTTCTTCAACATGTTGAAATTGACATGTAACATCTGCTGTTCAACAGAGTGATAATCGGGAGGAAGACCAGTATCTAAGATGTGATACTTATCGTATGTACGATAACGAATCCGACTTCTAATTGCATCCTTCTTCCACTTGATAGGCAGAATAACAGAACGTCTGAAGTCGTTATGAAACCAATACCTAATTGGAGCTTTTTCTTTAAATTCTTTGTTGAAGAGTCTCCAACCCTTTGATGACAGAGCACCAGGAGGATTGAAATCTAACCAAGATTCAATTTTTCTATATAGTCTTTTTATCATAAGAATGCCCGATAAGACATATTACTATGTCACACCGGGCACGTCAAGATTAATGAGATTGGTTTGCCTTGGAGATGAATGCATTCATCTTATCAGCTTCTGCAATTACTTCTTCTGTGGTTGGTGCAGTAGTAACGTTGTTACCGTTTTGAACACCGATAGCCTGATGTTTATGAACTAGAATTTCAAATGCAAGTTGCAGAAGGTCTAGTCTAATTTCGTATGGGGTCTTTCCTGATTTGTTCATGATACTTCCTTGTGTGTTATTTGGTTGGAGCAAGCCAGGTGTATTGCTTATCTTCAGGAATTGCAATACCTTGTGCTATTTGATAGGTATATGGATATTGTCCATACTTTGCTCTCTGGTCGTATTCCGACTTCATTTGATCAAATTTTGTTCTAGCCGCAACTGATAGCGGCTGATACTGTGTGTTAAAAATATCTCTCTTATACACGTAATTATCTGGATTTGGATTTCCATCATATACCGCTTTCCATTCTGCAAGATAAGTCGGATTAGTGGAAGTTCCGTAGGGATTCTGAACTGTTGCACCTGCATTGGTCTTTTTCAATTCATACTGTACAGATACCTTCCATGTTTCTACATTGGATTGGTACCATTCGGCATTTGTCTTATTCTGTGCAACAAGAATATCATTCTGTGTTACCAAGTTACCACGGAATGTATTAAGTTCTGTATCTGTATAAGGTTGAATTGTAGGACCGGCAACTGGTGTGATCATTTGTGTTGCAGGAATAACTGGCTTGTTCACTTCGGAATTTAATGTCAGTGGTGCAGTCATATTTGCAGCAGTTACAGATTCTGTTCCAGGTAAAGAAACTGTTTTCGCAGCCAAACCAGCCTTTAATGCAAGTGCATTTTGATCAACCTTACTTTGATCAATTACACTCCCCATTACCGCTTGTACACATGGATTTGAACTGTTTATCATACCAACTGTGTTGCCACCCGTAATTGATGCAAGGGCCGATTGAACTGAAGCTGCCGACTCTGCTACTACTGTAGCAAACGCCGCCGACATTCCCGGCACCGACGTAGTTTCAACAGATGTAAATGATGATTTCAGTTGTGTCAACAGTGAAGGACTTCCTGCCACGGCTGCTGTTACCGCTGCTGTTACAGATGCACCACCTGTGTTGATTGCTGCCAATAATTCTTTACCTGTTGTCACAGGAGTCGGAAGAACTGCATTGACTGCAGAATAAAGGGTGGACATCGAGCCTGTATTATCAAAATTAGCTGCTACTGCATCATTTCCTGAAGCAACAATCGAATTACTCTGTGTAACTGATTTGAAAGAATCCTTTACATAATCTGTTGGGCAATTTCCGGCAGGTGTAAATGCGGCATCAATCTGATTCGGAATATTGTTTACATTACCTGCAAGAATTGCATCAACTGATTGTGTTGCGTTCTGTTGTTGTGCTGCGGCAATGCTTAATGGTAATTCTGTGCTTATTGACGCAACTTTCGCGGTCAAATTTGTAGTAATGCCATCTGTTGCACCAGTCATTGCAGTGAAGGTTGATGCTGGATCGAAACCGGGATCAGCCAATGTCATTGCTGACGCAAGTCCGCCCATGCCACCTTGAGAAATTCCAAAGGCATCTAGACCGGCTTGGCAGGATTTTTAAACAAGGAGCCAGGATCGCCAATAGGCAAATTTGCTCCAGTAATCATGCTTTGTAATGACATTTCTTATTCCGATGTTACGTTATCTGAACCACCTACCGCAGTATAGGGTCCATAATTTGCACCCATATCACCGACACGGTGAATACCTATGCCGTCAGCAGTAACAATATCTGATCCAGTAAGTGCTATAGTTGGATGACCGCATGTTGAAACACCTATCGTTCCAACTACACAAATTTGCAGATCATCAGAAGTTACATTTTCAATACCCGAAACGAATATTGTTGTGTAATTCTGAGGAGACGAATGATGTGGGCAAACACCTACTCCAAGATCTCCTACTCTGCAAACTCCGGTCATTTCTTCAACAACTGAATAGGCGAAATGGCCTGCTCGTATTGCTCTTGTAATTTACCTGCAGGGATGCCGGTAATAACTGGCTTAGGAACAACAATTGGCTTATCAGGATCGGCCATCATGATAAATGGTGCAAACTGAAATCCCTGTTGTGTTGCTACCATGCAAAGAGGGCTTTTCACGTGGTATGACATCATTGTTTCTTCAACAACCTTGCCAATAAATTCTTCACCGGCACCTGTTTTGAAAATGCTAATATACGGTGTGTCTTGTGGTTTCTGTGCTAACATTAAAATTCATCCCATCCATCAACGGCTTCACTGCGGCTATATTCTGTTACCTTTGTTTCAAAGAAGTTTTCACGCTTCTCTGCATTCAGATATTCATATGGGTTCTTTGTGTAACCCTTATATACCACACCTAGACCTAGTAATTTAGTTCTTTGGTTGACAAGATACTTCACATAGTTTTCTGTACTATCTTGGGAGATACCTAAAATTCTATCTCCGTAAATATCCTTGCCCCATTCTATTTCTTGCTCTGCTGCCTGCGTAATGTTATCAAGCAAAATCTTTCTATCGCCATCATCGTTAATATCAAATATTTCACGAATGATATTAGCAAACATATTGACGTGAGTTACCTCATCATTCTCAATATATTTGATCATTTTAGCAACGTTTGCGACCTTATTGCGAGCCGCCAATTGATAGAAAAACTGGAAACCATTATAAAAGTAGATACTTTCTAATGCAAAGTTAGCTGCTACAGCAGTCTTAAAATTCTCTATGGTCTTGTCATCAATAAACTTTTGATATTGTCCAGCGATAAATTTGTTACGCTTTAACAATAAAGGATTGTTTCTCCAATGATTGTAAATTTCTTCACGTTCAACATTAGGAAACAATTCTTGCAATAGATATTGATATGACAACGAATGAATCAATTCCTGCTGCGCCTGTAAAGTAAACAATCCGCCTACTTCCGGAGCAGTGATATAGTCTGCTATATTTGGCAAATTAGAAACTTGCATACTATCTAGTGCAATTAGGAATGATAAAGTATTCCTAAAAGCATCCA